TGGTCCATACATAAAGGTATCAAATCTATCACCTATTCTACCAGGATAAACCCCTTCTGCTCCTGGTGCAATTTCACCTCTAATTTTTTTATTTAGATACCCTTGAAACTCTTCATCACTTTTAGGTTTAGACCTAGGAGGGATCCTACTGGCTAACATACCACTTCGTGCGCTTTCTGGTACTCCTTTTAATTCCTTCATCATCCTTTCTCTTTTACGTCTTTCTTCTGCATCGCGTACAGTTTTTCTTTGAGAAGGTTTAATTTTATCTTCAGCCATTTATTTTCTCCTAGATTTTTTCTTTTTAGTAAATTCTTTACCTACTTTAGTAGGCACTCCAACTTTTTTAGCAAACTTAGGATTATTAGCCACGGCTTGCATAAACTTTAATTGCTTTTTACTTTTTGCTGGCATCGCGTTCTCTTTCTAAAGCTTTAATGTATTCTCTGTGTTTCTTAGCATCAAACTTTTTGCCTTGCACAGGTTTTACAGGTTCTTCTTTAGTTTGAACAGCTACTTCTGGTTTGCCTACAAAGAGTTCTTTTAAAAATTTAAACATATTATTTCATCCAGTACCCGGCTATAAATGCTATAGCAGCAGCAAATCCGCTGAACATATACATAGCGACTTTCTTACCTCCACTAAGCTCAGACAGCACTTTTTCAATATTATCTATTTTGGTATCCATCTTATCAACTTTTACCATAATGTGATCTATATCACGTTTCATATGATCTATCTCCGCTGAATGAACTGCTACAGCTTCTTGCACTTTTTCCATTTTAACATTTCCACCTTCTACGCGCTTGACGTAATCTTGAGTTAGGATCTTTAGCCGCTTTTGGGAAGTCTTTCATTTGTCCTGCAGAACGTGCACAAAATGACTTACGCCGTTTTGCATCTTTAGAACCGGGTTTGACTTTTCCTGTGACAGCCGTTTTTAATTTAGAACCGGGATTAGCTTTGCGATAGGCTTTAACGCCTTTCTTTGTCATACCTGCACCCTGCTTAGTCGGGCGAAAGTTACCCGACTTTACAGAAGTTTTAATCCCCATTCCCTTTTTCTTAGTCGTTGTCATTTATACACAATCTCCTAGAGCCTCTATCCAACGCCATACATCTTTGGGCTCTTCTTCCATGATTAACCACAGAATAATGTGTAATCGGTTAAATTAGTTGCAGTTACTACTGAATAATCTGATTGTTGTCTAGCAGTTAAAATACCATCGCCAGGCAATATCAAATCTTGAGTAATTGTAACGCCTGCAGGAGTAGATATATTAAAGATAGAACTACTACCATTAATACTAATATCTAAACTGCCAGCACTTGAACCACAAACTACGTAAAATGCTTTAAGTCTTGTTCTAGGTAACGCTAAACTACCGCTTGTACCAATACTTACGTTATTGACAGATGTACCACTAACGCTAATACTTGAGACATAAGCCCAATAATTAGTTGATGTAACTGTTGTGGTATTTGGTCCTGTAACATCTTCAGTCGTTGTTTTACCTGAAATAGTATCACCTACTTTAATTCCAGTAATAGTAAAAGTAAGACCTACATCATTACCATCTGAAGTGATAGATACTAAATAACCAGCACCATTAACAGCCGCATCATTTTTAAGTAAAGTTAGAGAGCCTGCGCTCCCAATAGCGGCAGCAGCACGATAGTACGTAGAACTTGTCGACGGATTAATCGACCATATATCTGATGCTGTTGCCATATTAATCTCCTAATTAAGCTACTGTAGCTATTGGTGATGAAATTACGTCAGCTTGCCATGTAGAGTTTGTACCGTTGTCTGATACACAAACTAATTTTACTCTTGAACCTACAGCGGTTGTAGCTACTAATGTTAATGTGTCACCTGCAACATCAAATACATAACCAGCAGCACCATCTGCATCTGCTAAAGCTGCATACCAATTAGATACACCTGCACCTGGCAATACGAATGTTACTGTTTTACCTGCAGCAAGAATTGTAGTAACTAAAAATTCATAAGTTGTACCAACGTTAGCTGTAGATAAAGCAGGCATATTAACTACTTTATTGTCTGTACCATTTATTGAAAATAACGTGCCTGATTGAGCTGTTGTTAAAGTTGTTGTAACTGCAGTTGCTACATTTAGTGTTGAAGAGTCAACAGTTTGTCTAAAGTTAGGACGTGCGTCGTAGGTTGCTTCTACTGTAACTGCACCTGTAGTCGTGTTTTTTGTGATTGACTGGAAACCGTTTTCCGAACGGACTGCACCAGTAAAGGTTGTATTTGCCATTTGAATTTCTCCATACAAAGTTAAACTTATCTATCGTGTATGCGTCTGTCGGGGCAGTTAGATAAGTTGATGTTTCCCGAATACTTTAATGATACACATTTTATGTACATTATACAACAAAAAAGGACGCTAGGTCCTTTAATGTCGGTGCTTTTAAAATATTATCCCTTTTAAACGATTCAAGCTGTTTCCTAGCTACCGTATCGAATAGATAATAAGTTTTTAAATTATATACTTACTTGTTCATAACGTACATAGTTACTTCAAAGCCAAATCTCATTTCTGTAGCATCTGGTTTAGTCCACATAATGTTTCTCCTTAAATTTAAATTTCAGCATTGCTGATAAGTGAATAATACCAAAGAGAAATACATAAGTATCTAATGAAATGTATGAATTTGGAGTAATAAAAGTGAAAAAGCCCAGCGAGAGGGACTGGGCTTTTCCGAGGAGGGTACTTACAGATTAAGCACCTTCTGAGCCCCACATGCCGAGGGGATCTGACCAACCAAATGAATAACGCTCACGAGCTTTGTAACGTACGTTACCTGTGTCGAAGTCGCCGTCCATAGATGTAGTTAATGGGGTACGAGTAAAGTGCTTCATACCATTAGGTACATCGGTTGTTAAGAAGTATGCATTTGTATCAGTCAAGAAGTGATTGATTGCATAGCCTTCTGGAATCGCACCATTATTGTTAATTGCGTTGATGTCGTTATCAGCAGTAGCTACACGTAGCTCTGTTTCTAATAAACGAGTTGCAACGAATTGCAATGCTGGTGGGATAACTAATTTACGTGGTTTAGCAGCAATTAATAAACCTCTTTCGTCTGTCCAACCTGCGATTTGAATAACCGCATTTTCTAATGAAGTTTCATTAAGGTCAGCAGGTGTAGATTGAGTGTTGCTGTTTGTACCACCTGATACTAATGGGTGTGCTGTGTTAAATAATGAAACACCGTCACCACCATTATAAGAACCAGTTGTGTTAAAACCGTTGTTAAGAACGTTAGCAGCTTTCACTTGTTTTGTGTTAGCCATTGAACGTGCTAATGCTTTAGTGTAACGAGCAGATAAAGTGTCGTAGAGGTTATCTTCAACAGCTTCTTCTGTTAGTGAGAAACCTAAAGCAATGGTTTCGTGGTTGTATCGTGCTGTCCAAGCTTCTTGTGCATTGTCATAAGCGATAGCTGAGCCTTCGCCTTTAACAGGTGCATTACCAAAGCCTGATAATTTTGTTTCTTCTTCAAAGGATCTTTCTGAAGTTTCAGATTCATAGATCTCTTTGTGCTCTTCGCCATAACGCTGATATTCCATTCCGAATAAAGCATTAAGGCCAGGGAGCAATTCTTTTAATAACTGTGCTCTTGAAATTGCCATGATTTATTCTCCTAATTAAATACCAGTACCAGCGGTGTACGCATGAGACGATGGGTTAAATTTAACCAAAATGTCTGTATATGTATCACCAACTGATGAGCCAGGTGCGTCAACGAAGTCAACAACTTTGAATGCAATAGTAGCTGTTACATCTATTGCGGAAGCGTCGGCTGCCATTGTTGAATTGCCTGTTGTTGTTGAACCAGCTGTAGGGTTAACTACAGGGATGTTAATACCTAATGCAGACTGAGCGAGTGTATCGTCAGCTTGAATTTGGAATACAACATCTGGATCGTCCACAACATAAGCAACAGCGTCAGAAGCCACTGTGCCTGATGGCCAGTATTGTTTAAATAATTTTTGATTTGTGTTTGGGTCTGTATAAGAACATCCAACGAAAACGCCAACTGTACCTGCTACAAATGGAGCAGCATCTGTACCAACTTCGTTAACGATTTCTACTGTACCTGCAGCGACTACTGATACTACTGAGCCGTTATAGATGTTCGACGCATACCCAGACGCAATTTTAATTAGGCGGGTAGAACCAGCATAGGGCTGTCCACCTACCAAATTTACGGGTTTTAAACCGTAAGGTGCGGCTGTGCTTGCCATAATAATTTCTCCTTAAAGAATATTTTAACCTTTTCCAAAAGAAGTAGTTGATTTTTTATCAGAAAACATAGGCATTCTAGGATCATTTTGCTTCATTAAGCTGTTATCAACAGCTTCTTCTTGCGATCTTGCTTTGTCCTGGTAATACGCATTTCTCTGGTCAACCATTTCTTGTGGAGCTTTACATAGTAATAGACCACCAATTTCAATACAGTCTTTAAATCTTGAATTAGGGTCCATCGGTATATTTACTTCTGGGTGTTCTGAATGTTTCACAGGTTCCCAGCCTTCACGCATTTTAGAAGACACATTTAAATTATCCGCTTGGTTAGCTAATGAAACTCTAATCCATCTATATGCCCATCCAGGTTTCTTTGTGATTTCTGGTAGCAAGGACGGTGGAGTCCATTGTTTAGTTCGTAATTCAGTTTCTTCACGTACTTCTACATTTCTATCTTTGCGGTTATCCATTTGCGTTCTCCGTTTTAATTAATTCGCGTGCATATTGCTCAGGGGTTAGCTTGAATTTCTTTGCTAAAGCTAACTGTGTTTTAGTCAACCTAATCTTTTTAGGACCAGTTGACCTCGTTGCTGGAGCAACAACAGTCGAAGGTTTGCGTTGTGCAGGCTGTTCTGCCAACGATTCAGTGTCCCCAAAATATTCAGGGAATCGTTTATGCATCGTTTCATCTATACGACGATAGTATTGGTCAGATGATGGGTCAACCCCATTACTAACCAGCTTTTCATGCAACCCTAAAGCTAAAGATGTCATTTCTTGATCTTTACCAAACCATGCGTTTTTCTCTTGCCAGGCAAGAGCTTTAGCATCAGGCATAGGTGCTTTTGGTTGTAATAATCTTGCTTGCTCTGAAGATACACTATTTTGACCTTCTTGTAAAGTATATTGTGGTTTCATTCCAGAAGCTTGCCCTAATTTATATTGAGCTTCAGCTAATTTAGCTTGTGCTTCAACCATTTTTTCACTATCGCCAGAGTCATATGCATCTTTATATTCTCTTTTAGCTATAGCTAAATCAACTTCAAATTTTTCTTTTAGGGTTTTTAAATAGTCTGCTTCGCCTGTAGATAAAGTAGTTTTTAGCTTTTTATTCTCATCAATAATACTTTGAGCATATCGAATAGCTTCTTCGCGTTCTCTATCTAAAGATTCTTTAGCACGCCTTTCATCATGCCAAGCTTTTTTTAGTTGAGCCATACGTTGTTTAACTCTATCTGAATATTCAGATAAATCATCTTCGTCTAACTCTTGTTTAATGTTATCGGGTAGTGGGTTCCTGTTTCGATCTTGAGCAGGAGTGTCGTCTTCCTCTTCAATTTCAAATTCAGGTTCAGCTTTGGTTTCTTTTTTAGACTCTTCTGCTTTAGCTTTCGCCGCCGCTTCATAATCTTCTTTGTCTTCCTTAAGCTCTATTTCTTGACTTTCGTCATCGTCCTTAAGCTCACCAGGAATCTCGTTAATTATTTCTGCCATCTCTAATCTCCTTATGCGCGTTCGTATCCACGTGGGTCATCGACCACTGCTTCTACGGTATCATCGTTTATAATGCGAAACTCTCTACCATGTATTTTGATACGAGTTCCAGAATATGCTCTAGTGATTACGAAGTCTCCTTCTTTACACCAAGGCCCTGTTGGGAATCTGTCCTTATCTGCATAAGCCATATCTCCCATTTTCATAACAAATAAAACAACAGTTGAATGTTCTTCTATGTTACGAATTTTTTCTGCTTTGATTAAGCCACTGTCATACTTATCATCAACTTGAGGTACTGCACATAATATACGGTACCCTTTGATTTCTGGTAATTGAGTGGGTTTTTGTTCTTCTGCAGGAGCTTCCTCCTTTTTACTGCTAATTGGTTTGCCATCAAGCGTAACAATATCTTTTTTAAGTGTTGCGATTTCACTCATCGTCGTCCCTTTCTATGTTTTTTGCAAGGTCGGCAATCATACCTTGTACTATATCAAAGCCTCTGATAATGCCACATGCGTGCATGTATTGTGCATGTTCTTCGGCTCTGCCCATTGCCAAGTCTTCAACAAATATTGCTCGTTCTTCTGAGATTTTATTTGCGACGATTCTAAGTTCATCTAATGTCATTCAGATTCCTTTCTTTTTGTTTGCGACAATTGTCGAGTTTTTTCATTTTCTACTGCATCAATGCCAATTTTTGTACCGGCAATTAATTCTTGTGATGTTACTTTTCTATTATCCATTATTGCATTTGCGCCAATCTTAGCTCCAGCTATTCTTTCATCAGACTCAAGTCTAAGTCTATCAAGTTCAAGTCTAGCTTGTTCTAGTTGTGTATCAGCTTGCATTTTTTGTGCTTTAGCTTGAGCTTCAAGTTGTTTAATCTCAAGTTCTTTTCTTTGCATTTGAAGTATTGGATCTTCCTCTTGTTGTTGAATTTGTTGTTGTTTAGCTTCTGCAACACCTTTTTGTAATAATTTTTCTGATGCCTGAGCAACAAGCCTAGATAAATCTACTTCAACATCTTCTGGTAGAACTTCTTGTGGATTAGGTAACTCTGCTCCTAATTGTTCTTCTAGCTGTTTTCTATATTCAAATGCTATATGTTCAGCAATATGTGCTTCCATAGCTGCTTGAATAATTCCTGCTTTTGAGCTTTGACCTACTAACTGTCTAATTTTAGGGTCATCAGCAAAAGCCATGTGTGCTGTAATATGTGCTTTGTGATCTTGATATATAAATGCTTTAACAGGTTTACCATTAATAATATTCATATTTTCAGATACAGGATCTACAGGTTTAGCTTCATCTTTATTAGGTATAAGTTTTTCTGCGTTCTTAATTCCTAATACATCTAACATTTGTCGATTAAGTTCTGGTAAATCATAAATATCTGGATTAGCTTGAGCTAATTGCATAACTGCTTGATATTGAACAACCTTTTGTGACATAGTTGCAGCATTAGGATCAGATACAGGAATAACTTCAACCATATCATAGTCAGATTGTTTAGCATCTCTTGATCCAGTTGCTGGGTCATATGAATAGTCTGCAGGCGTATAGTCTTTTATAATGTTTTTAAGCAATTTAAATTCTTGCTTCATTGCATAGTGAATGCGACTTTGTACTGCAGACATAACTTTTAATGTGCGCTCTAAGATAGCCAGTGTTGTACCGACGGGTGCTTGGGCAGACATGTCGGAAACTTTTAAATCAGCTGCTGAAGCGAAGCGTCTACCTTCTTCAATAATCTGATTCATTAGTGAATTAAGAACTTGTGAAGGCTCTTTATAAGGTAAGGGTAAAATGTTATCCCTAATTGTTCCTGATGGCACATCAACATCTCTAAACTCTGCCGGTGAAATTGGTGTATCATCACCTTTAATTCTTAAACCTCGAGTTTTAAATCCGCCTGGAAGATTAGATAATGTCCCTGCGTCAACTAGCTGCCTTAATATCATGGTGCCTGATTTTGCAAATGCACCAATCAAATGAATCAAACCAAAACAATAAAAACCAAATCCTGGCACATAACCATAATGCACAAAGTGTTGACGTTTTTGTTTGGTGTCATCATCGGGGTTCCAGTTACGTCTAATAGATAAAATAGTTGATGTAGATTTTTCAATAGTAACTACATAAGGTAATGCAATACCTGTAGGTTTACCATCATCTTCATCTTCATATCCTTCTAAATCAAGGTCAACATGCATTTCTAATAGTTTCCAACGACTATCTGTTGTTGCGCTGAATCCCATCTTCTCTGCAATTTTTTTCTCAACTTCATCTAAGTCATAAGTAGGTTCGCCTAAATCAATATCTTTATAAAACCCTGCGACTTGTAGTTTGCGTAATTCGTTTTGTGTCTTACGCATAACATGAGTGACACGCTCTGCGGATTCCAAGTCTGAAGCACCGTATGGCACTACGATGTCTTCAGCTGGAACGTACATAGAGATTTGTCGCTCTAAACTTGGATCATAATAAACTTTCTTAAATGCATTACCTGCTAAACCTAAACCCCATAACATTCTTTCATGTTCAGGTCTATACTCAACCATACGTTCAGTAAGTTGATAGTTCATATTTTCTTGTACACGAGCAGACGCTTCTTGATTTTCTTTTGTTTCTTTACCGATAATTTTAGTTTTAACAGGACCGGATGCTGGGAAAGTTTCAGTCATTGTCTCTGCTTGGAATTTGACAAGAGCTTCTGTCATTAATGGATGGTATACATTGCACGCACCTTCCCACGGTTCAGATCTGTCTTCTAATTTAAGACCTAATAATTCTAGACCATCAACATAAGTATCTAACCAATCTTTACGAGAACTTAAGTCGCCTTCATAATCCTCTATTAATTCACTTGCTAAATTTTCAAGGAGGGACTCATCCATCTCTTCAGCTAAGTTAGCATTGAATTCATCATCTTCCATACGGTCTGGGTCAATTTCAATTTCCATACCACCAGCTCGAATAGTGACTTCTTCTGGGTCTTCTATTTCAATTTCTAAATCAGGCTCCATACTAGCTAACTCTTCCATTCCAACCGGAGCAGCATACAGTCCTTTATCTATATTATTATCTTGTGCCATAATGTTTTCCTATAATGCGTACAGTCTTTTTTGTCCTGAACTTTTAAAATATTGAATATCATCTTCTTCATCAGAAGGTAATCTAATGAATCCGCCTTGTCTAAATCTAATTAATGCTAGTGTGGTTGCGTCAACTAAGTCGTCATTTGCACCTGATGGAAAGTCATTACATTCTTCAATAACTTCACGTGCCCATCTATGGTCTGGTGCCCATACAATTCCCGAACTGAATAAATCAGATACTGCATTGACTCGACTAATTTTATCTTGTCCTTTACCAGGTGTAAATTCTCCTACGGGTATACCCATCCTTCTAAACTCTTGATAAAGTGCAGCCCCATTAGATTTTTTCTCTACAATAAATGCATCGGGTTCCCAATCTTTATATTCTTCTATGCAAAGTTGCTTTAACTCTGGGAATTCTAATCTGCGTTTTATTGCATTAAGTAGTATTATATTATAATTATCTGTTTCTTCGTTAAGAAATACGCCCCACGTAGTTAATGCATTGTAGTCTGCGCGATTATTGGCTTCCTGAGCAGCGTCTAACGTCATTATAATAAACTCACAAGTAGGTGGATTCTCTTCTTCCCATATATTCCACCATTCTCTTTTTATTAAAGCGCCTTCCTCGGATACAGGGTTTTGCATATACTGAGCATTCCAGTAGCGTATGTCAATCGCTGCGCGTCGAGATTGTAATTCTTTTATATCCCAAAACTCAGGCCATAATGATACTTCTTCTCCATTTTTCTCTAAAATCGCTGGAAATTCAACAACTTCCCAGT